ACGCCGGAAGTGCACTGCATCCCGAAGGAACCGATCGGGGTGCCGCTGACGAATGTCATTCTGATTAAACAGGCGGTGCTCAACGATAAATTGGGGCCCAACGGCGTTGATGCGAAGCGCCTGATCGATAAGGTGACCTTTGACGCGCTGTGCCCGGCTGGGTGGGGCGCGACGAAGATCGGCTATGAGGTCACGACGCGTCCGGTCCCGCATCCAACGCTCACCGATGAGACCGGGCAGCCGCAGTCGGTCGACGTGCCGGTGTACGAAGAATATTTCTGGGAACATTTCAGTCCAAAAAAACTCCTCATCCCGGATGATTTTTTTGATAACGAGTACGACCGGGCCCCGTGGATCGCGATGGAGTTTGCGCTGCCGTTTCTGGTGGCGCAGCGCAAGTACAAGCTGCCCGATGATTTTGCGGGTACGGCGTCGTCTGATGAGAACGTCTTTGATCAGCGGGACGGGAGCGGCCGATCCTCAGGCGATACGCGCGGCAATCAGATCGTCACGGGCGTCGAGATTTGGTACAAGGCGGCGCTGGAAGATCCGGCGTGCTGGCATCCGGAGTGGCTACGCGTGCTGGTCCTGATTGATGGGCTCTCGGACCGGCCGGCGCGCCACACCGAGGGCATCTATCAGACGCTGACGGCGGAGGGGCGCCTGACCGCTGATTCGATGATTGGCTATCCGATTCATGTCCTGACATTGCGGGACGTGACCGATAGCGCCTACATCCGGTCGGATTGTTCGATGACGCGCGATCTGGTGGATCAGCTGTCGAAATTTTTAACGCAGCAGGTGCAGCAACGGGATACCTCGATTCCGATGCGACTGGTGGACGAGGGGATTATCACGCCGGACGTGATGACGAAGATCCAGAACGGCGATTATGGGAGTTTCATCCCGATTCCGCCCGGCGGGTTGAATCCGCCGCCGGTCGTGGAGATTGCCCGTGCCCAGTATCCCCGTGAGAATTTCGAGGCGCAAAATCGCATCGAGCGCCAGCTGGCGAAAACGCTGGCCTTGGATAGTAATCAGCAGGGGGTGAATGCTGAGACGGCGCGGACGGCGACGGAACTGTCCATCGTCCAGAACAATGCGTCGGTCAGACTCAAGGCGGAACGCAACCGCGTGGTGAGTTTCTTCATTGCGGGGGTGCAGAAGTTCGATACCTTGCTGCAGCGCTTCGCGACGGATACCGACGTCGTGGAAATTGTCGGGCCAGACGGCGCCCGGCAGTGGGCGACGTGGAACAAAGAGACGATCGCGGGCCGGTACGCCTATCAAATCAAACCGGATTCCGGTGTCGACATTGACGAAGCCACCGCGCGCAAACAGGCGCTCGATACCTATAACTATCTGGGCAAAGATCCCTTGGTCAATCGCGCGTATCTACTGCAGGAACTGGCGCCTGCGCTGCATCTCGATCCGCAGCAGCTGAAGGCGCCGCCGCCCCCGCCCGCGCCGCCAGAAAAACCCAACGTGTCGTTTGCCTTTAAGGGTGAAGACATGATGAACCCGTTGGCGGTGGCGGTCATGATCCAGGGCGGGATTCAGATCACGCCACAGATGATTCAGATCGCGCAGCAGATGATTACGGCGGCGACCGGCGGAGCCCCGCCGATGGGCCCGGCGCCCGTGGGTATGCCGCAGGCGTCACCTGTCGGACCGCTGGGGCCGCCACCACCTGGACAGCCGCCGCATCCGGGGGTGATACCGAAGACGGAATTACTCGATCAGCATGCGGCGAGTCAGACGGGCCGGATGAGCGGGGCGCCGAATCTACCGCAGCGGCCGGTGCTGGCGCCGCGTGAACGGCCGGAGTCGGAGCCGCCGACGAGGGTGCAGTGATGTCTGATGAATTTCTCGAATCACTGGTAGACGATGCGGAGGCGCTGGGCCGGCCGATGCTCTCGTCGGATACGTTCCCGGTGTATGGCGACGGGATTATCCGGGGTGCGTACGCCAACCTTGACGATTATGACGACGATCCCGATCAGGATGACGGGTATGGGCCAATCTACACGGTGTGAAAAGTGCGGGCGCCTGATGCAGTTGGGGGAGTGGCCGTTTTGTCCGCATGGGGTCGGGGCCAGTAGTGTGCGTGGGGATGAGATTGACGTGGTGATCGAGAACAACGGCACGTCCGAGCCGATCCGGTTTCGCAGCCGGGAAGTGTTGCGGCGTCATCTGGCGGCGTACAAACGCGAGCCCTTTGTGCGGCATGTGCCTGTGCCGGGGTCTGATAAGTCGCCCCATACGACCGACTGGTCGAAGGGCAGTATCGACGCGCAGACCTTGGAGAATGCGCGCGTGCTCCTGAGTCGTGGCAGCCTGTCGGCAGAACAGGAACCAGAACCGGTGCCGATGACCTGGACAGTGCGGGAGTTGCCGGAAACCTTCACGGTGAAACGCGATGATTCTTAGATCAGACGGCATGGCGGCACGGCAGGTCGTGAAACAGTACGATCCGCGCTTGATCGTAATGTTGCGGGCGCTCTCCGATGTCCTGAACGAAAACGGGATCGGGCTGTTTTGTATGCGCTGTCACCGGCTCGGGATCAAGGACGGCGTACAGGGGCAGAGTACCGAATCGGAGTACGTGTTGGAGTGCGGATGTACGCGCCGAAGTTTCAAACCGTCCGGTGGTGCGAGCTTGACGCCATCTTGAGCAAGATCCAGTTTTGCGTCTGTCCGGATCCGCTGCCGTATCAGCGGCCGAGCGGGCGGGTGATGTGTTTGCGGTGCGGGTTGGATATCGAACCAGCGAAGCCGCCACCGCCGGAGCGTCCATGAGATAGCGAAGTCGTTTCGCGTGTGCTAGGCAGGCCAGCCGAATCGTCCTTGCCCTGAGGACGCTTGCACACGCGACAGCAGGGCTAACGCGTTAAAGGGCACGCGTGTCTGTGAAAAGCAGATCGCGTGCCCTTTTTTCGTGTCCCGCGTCTCGGCTGCGACAGTGCCGGGGAGAGAAGGTCAGTGTGGACGAGCAAGGCAATGCAGCGCCGGACAGTCCGGCGAGTACGCCCGCCCCATCGGCGCCGAGTGTGCCGGCTGAGGCGCCGCGTACAGACGAAAAACCCGCGCGAGTCTCAAGTTGGCGTGATGCGCTGACGAAGGCATCGCAGGATCCGGACGCGTCACCCGGATCGCCCTCGGTATCTGCTGATTCGTCGCCTGCAGCCGCGACAGTGCTGCCGACGGATGCCGATGCGACACCACCGGCCGACGGGCGGTGGATTCCTCACAGCCGGTTCAACGAGGAACTTGGGAAAAAGAAGGCCGCTGAAGCGCAGGTCAAGGATCTGCAGACGCAGCTGGAAGCGCTCGCCTGGGCGAAGGACGTGGATCGTGCCCAGATCGCGGAATCGCTGCGTTGGCACCATCAGGCGTTTACCGATCCGGGTCGCTTCCTTGATGAAGTGATCCGGACGGCACCGCCGGAGGTGCAGGAACTGGCGGCGCAACGGCTGCGCTCGGAGTACGGGCGCCGGCTCGCGCAGCCGGATCCGCGTCCGAAGCCGGATCTGGTGATGGAGTCGGGGCAAGGGCTCTATTCCGCTGACGGCATCGAGCAGTACACCGATTACCGGCTGCGTCAGCAGCAGGCGGAGTGGGTCAAGCAGCTGAAACCGCTGCAGGACCAGCTGCAGGCGGTGCAGAAGGAGCGGGAGCAGATCCAGCAGGCCCAGGCCGCGCACGCCTTCGCGCGGCAGACGATGGACAAGGTGGCGGCGTGGCCGCGCTTTCACGAGTTCAAGGACGAGATCGCGAAAGTGTACGCGGCGCAGCCGATGGGCGGCGGCACACAGAACGAGGAAATGCTGGCGCTCTACGAAGCCTATCTGACCGTCCTGCAAGAGAAGGTGTTCCCTTCGATCGATGAACAGGCCGAGGCCACCGTCGAGGCCAATTTCAGAAAAAAGGCGGTCGCGTCGTCCGAACAACCGGGCCGCGCGACGACCACGACGCCCACGAAACCGAAGTCGATGGGCGAGTCGATTCGTGCCGCGTTTGCGGCAGCAGGGGTGAAACCCTGAATCGACAGGAGTGAGATAGATGGCGGTGCCAAACATTGGGCAGATTCTCGCCAATGCGTGGACCAGTTATGTCGGGGGACAACCTGAGGATGCGATTTTCGAGGACTACTGGCTTTTTGATCAGTTCTCGAAAGGGGAAGGGTTCAAGTCCTTTGATGGCGGGACCACAATCAACGGCGCGATCGATTACGCCCTGAATACGACCGTGAGTAGCTACACCGATACCGACACCATCAGTACGACCCGGATCGACGTGTTCGATGAGTATCAGTATCCATGGAAGGAATACGCGGGCAACGTCGTGATGTCGTACTTGGAGGAAGCCAAGAATCAGGGGAGTGCTCGTAAGTTTGATCTCCTGGAAGGGAAGCTGGAAAACCTCAGGACGACACTGCAGAAAACCCTGAACGATGACATGTTTGGTGACGGAAGTGGCAACAGTTCCAAGGTCATCGGTGGGCTGGCGCTGCTGGTCTCGAATACGCCGACGATCGGCACAGTCGGCGGGATTAACCGGGCCACGTTCAGCTTCTGGCGCAATCAGCAGGCGTCAGGCGCAAATTCTGGGACCGCGTTTAACAATCTCCGGTCCGGGATGCGGTCTATCTATAACCTGTCGTCGGCCGGTGTAGGTTCAACCCATCCGTCCTTTGTCGTAACGGACCGGGCGACCTTTGAAGGGTACGAGGGGCTGCTGACGCAGAACGAGCGCTACACCGAAAAGCGCAGCGGCGATGCGGGATTTAAGAATGAGGTGTTGACGTTCAAAGATTTGACGATGGGCTATGACAAGTCGCCGAACTTGATCGCCGGCAATATGTACTTTTTGAACACGAAGTACATCAAGCTGGCGTATCAGAGGGGTTACTGGATGAAAGGGCGCCCGTCAGTCGAACCGGCGAACCAGACCGTGCAGGTCTTTACCGTGATGACGATCGCGAATCTGTACACGAGCAATCCGCGTCGGCTGGGTGTGCTGACGGGGATCAACTAATCACACCAGAGGGGGAGCCGAAACAGGCTTCCCCATTGTCGGCAGTGAGCGCACGGCGCGACTGACGCGACATAGAAAGAGTAGGTCACGATGCCTGTTTTCGATCAGCAAGCGGTCGCGATTGGACAGGATGGGTTTACGCCGACGACAACGCAGATGGCGCCGCTCGGGTCACGCGCGTACACCCGCGACGGGCGCGTCTTTCGGTACTGTCAGATGGGCGGCGTGGACGGCGTGGCGGGGTCGGTCTATCAGTCAGCGGCGCCGATCGGGGCGCATCTGGCGAATACCCCGCCGGTCCTGCCGATCGGCACGACGTCGTTTCTCTACACGCCTGGGGCGGCGGCTGGAGCGGCGAATCTGTACGCCGAGGGGTTTATGCAGGTCGATACCGCGCCAGGGAACGGCTATACGTATCGCGTCCTGGGGCACGGCGCGATCACCTCATCGGTGGCGTTCACGCTCTATCTCGATCCGACCGATCCGATTCAGGTGGCGCTCACGGCATCCAGTCGCGTCGGGTTGATTCACAATCCGTTCCGCAACGTGATTGTGACGCCGACGACGCAGACCGCGACGGTGGTGGGCGTCTGTCCGTGCGTCATTCCGACGACCCAGTACGGGTGGCTGCAGGTGTGGGGGCCGGCGTCGGTGCTGGTCAATGGCACACCGGCCATTACGGCGCCGGTCGTGAATTCGGCGACGACGATCGGCGGCGTGGACGGCTGGGTAACGGCAGCGGCAGCGGTTGGTGTGCAGCCGATCGGCCACATGATGCAGGTCGGCGTCTCGGGGAAAAACAATTTCGTGTTTCTGGAAATTAGTTAAGGGGGTCGGGGTCGGGCGGGGTGTCTCCTTCCTCGCTCGGCCCCGTGGGGGTTGGTGATGAATAAAGACTGGTCGATGACCAAACCGCTGAATCCCGGCGAGATGCCAGGGCCGGACGAGCCCGAGCCGGAACCGGATCCGAGGCCGATCCCGCCACCATCGCTGCAGGTGGCAGCGGTGCAGGCGCTAACGGTCGAGGATCTGACGAAGATCGTGGCGGCGGGCGTCAAGGCGGCGACCGAAGCGCAGGCGGATCCGCTGGCTCAGGCGATGAAAAGTGCGCTGAAGCCAGAAAACGCCTTTTATCCGGCGGTCAGTGTGTTCAATCCGCTGGGCGATCGGGATCATGCTCGGCCACCGCTCCGGTGTCTGTTCACGTTGTTTGACGGTATCCCGATCGACGGCACCACAGAGACGCGTGAAGAGATTGACTTGTTCAACCAGCTGCAGCCGGGCGATTACTCGGTGACGCGTTCAGACGGATCGCGGATGCCGTTTCTGGTGCGCGAGCATCGGAATGATCTGGGTGTGCTGCAGCGCGTCAACATCAGTTTTCCGTACCGGGACGAAGCTGATCGGCAAGGACTGATGCCGATGGTGTTCTGGTTGCGGGAAGTCGTGGCGCAGCAAGCGGTGAATCACGAGGCGACGATGACCTCAGCGTGACCCTCGCCGACATTCAGTGGGCGTCCTATCGTCGGCTGAACTATGCCGATAGTCCCCCGCCGGATGTGAGTCTGCGGATGACCCAGTGGATCAATATCTGGCATCAGCGGCTGTTGACGTTGCCAGGGGTGGACAGTCTACGTGACACCACGCTGAGCTTTTCATCTGCGATCGGTCAGACGCAGTACGCACTTCCGGACGGGTTGGCGCGCATCCGCAAAATCTATGAGGTGACGAGTCCCCGTGTGCTCCGGCAGGAGCAGTGGGCGTGGATTCGAGAGTATGACCCGCAGTTGCTGGCAGCAGGGGTGCCAGACGTGTATGCGTTTGTGTCGTACAAGGCGGTGAAAGCGCAGCCGTCTACGGCGCAGATTTGGGCGGTGAGTACCAACGGCGGTGATACGCAGCAGATTACGGTCGGGGGATTCTCAGCGGCCGGCGAGCGGCTGCCGCCGATCACGGTGTCGCTGGCGGGGACGGCGCCGGTCTTGGTCTCGTCGTCGTTTATCCGGGAGATCGATCGGGTGTTTCTCAGTGCGCCAGCGGTCGGGACCGTGGAACTGATGGATACGCCGACGGTGGCGACGGGGAAGCCGTTGCTCTATATCCTGCCGGGGAAGACGAGTACTCGCTATCAGTGGATTCAGTTGTGGCCGACGCCTGCGTCAGCGCTGACCTATTACGTCGATTGTCAGCGCAATTTGGATCCCCTGGCGTTGGCGATGGACGAGCCGTTATTGCCGCCTGAGTTCCATTGGCTGCTGGTCGAAGCCGCGTGTTTTGAGGAATGGTTACGGAAGGGTGATCCCCGAGCGGCCACCGCGAAGGCTGAAATTGATACCGGCGTGAAAGCGATGCGGCACTGGGTGTGGAGTTTGCCGGACTATCAGCCGTCGAATGCCGCGCAGGGCGATCGGCCGTCGCGGTTGGGTGGTCAGTATCCGGCGTGGTGAGCGATGGCGACGGACTATCAGCGCTTGGTGATTGCCGATCTACGCGGCGGGCGTAATGGGATCGATGCGCCGTTGTCGCTGAAGGACACCGAATGTGTCGATGCCGTGAATGTCGACTGGTATAACGCGACACTCGCGCGGCGGCGTGGCGGGTCTGATGATGTGCCGTCGGTCGGATCGTTTCCGGGCAAGGTGTCCTTTCTCGGGCGGCATGTGCCGGGCATCGATGAGGGCGCAGCGGAACTGTGGGGGATTGATGATTCCTCACCGCCGGTCGTGGCGCGGATGGTGGGCGGATCCAGCTTCGCGTCGTTTCCGACGATGGCGGATGCGATTACGGGGAATCCCTGGGACGTCACGTCTGCGACGCTCAACGGGAAATTTTTTCTGGCTTATGCGTCAGCGGTCGATCGGTTGCATGTGTGGGATCCGGTGGCGAACACGGTCCGACGGACCGGATTAACGGCACCAGCAGCGGCGCCTGGGGCCGCGAACAACGGCAGCGGTAGTTATCTGGCCGTGGCGCGCTGGTACCGAATGCGTTGGGTGGTGACCGCAAGCGGGGTGACGGTACGACGTTCGGAGCCGAGTGCGGTGGTGGCGTTTACGCCGAGCGGCACAGGGGCGTCAGTGGCGGTCACGCGTGGCTCGCCGCCGAATGAGGGGGAGACCGGTTGGGACGTGGAAGCGTCAGCGGACGGGACGGCCTTTTATCGTGTGGCGTCATTGCCCTTGATTACTTCAACCTACTTCGACAGTGCCACGGTCTCGTCGTATGCGAATAATCCCCTATCGGATGAAATTGGCGCGTACGTGCTGCAGAAGTCCTATAAGTTTTTGGCCGTTGATCAGAATCGGGTGCTTGGGTTTGGCTCCTGGAACGCGGCCGATAAGCAGACGCGGATTGAGTTTTCCTCAGTGGTGGGCAGCCGCAACGTCGGCGATGAGGAACGGGTGCCGATTGCGAACTATCTGGATCTCGATGAGAACGATAGCGGGGCGGCGACTGGACTGGTCGGGCCGGTACAGGGGTCGTTTTTCGCATTCAAGTATCGGCAGATTTGGAAACTGACGCCGACCGGCAGTGTCACGCAGCCCTATTCGCTGTTTCCGATTTCCAAAGTCGTCGGCGCCGTGTCGCATCACTCGATCAAGGTGGCGGAGGATGAGATTGGCAACCCGTCGATCTATTTTCTGAGTTCGCGCGGGCCGTACCGGCTTGGGTCGCGTGGGTTGGAATATATCGGCCGTGGTGTGGAGGACTTGACGGTCGGGCCGGTGAGCATGATCAGCGGCACGCATCCGCATGCGGTGTACCACGCGGACAAAAAACAGGTCTGGATCTGGTTTCCAACGCATGGCGGCGATTCCGATGTGTTGATTGTGTGGGATGTCCTGCGATCGGCGTGGTCCCGTTTCACCGGGGACATGGCGGCACAGCGGTGCTCGGTAATGTTTGCGACGGTACTCGGGTCGCCGATGTCGTCGCAGTTGAAACCGTATGCAGGTGGGCGGATCGCGGGCCAAGTCATCCGCTGTGACAGTCAGACGAACACGATGGATTTGACGACACCGTTTCAGGGGTACGTCGTTACGAAGCCCTATCCGTTGGGTGGACTGGGTGCGTATGCCACGGTGGGACAGGGTACCTTGACCGCGCTGGCTAATGTCGGCGCGCAGATCATGCAGACCTTGACGCGTGATTTTGGCGTGGAGTCGCGGAGCGTCACGGTGAGTTTGACGCCGGCTGGATCGGAGACGCGTGTGCAGCGGTTGGTTGATGGGGCGATGGGCAGCTGTTACGCGCTGTCGATCCAGCTGGGCGATCCCGCGCCGTCGAGTTACGCCTGGATCCTCGATGCGCTGACGCTGCAGTACCGCAAGGACCAGGATGTCGCATGAAGTTAACGCAGGATTTCCGGGCGGAACTGACGGGCCCCTGGGAGACGGCGCGTGGCTATCTGGTCGAACAGTTTGATCACTTGATTGCGCAGGCGAACGGCGGATTCGAGGAGATTCGCGCGATCGTGACGCCGACGACACCGCAAGGGCAGCCCATCCCGACCAACGGCGTCGATTTTGTGCCGAAGCTGACCTATGGCACCAACGTCAGCGGTGTTGCGCCTGGATCGGCGGTGGACGGTGCGATGCAGTGGCTCCGCAACGGTGATGTGGTGTGCTGCGGGTTCCAGGGAAATATTGTCGCCACCTCGGCAGGGGTGCAAGTGACAGCTGGTCTCTCGCTGCCCGTGCTCAGTGATTTTCGGGTGTTGACGGATCTCGGTGGCGGCGGCTGCACGTTTGCGCCGGGAGGGGCAGCGCTGGTGCCCGTACATGTCATGGTGGATGTCGGGAGTCGTTCTGTGCAGCTGGCATTTCTCAGTCAGGTGGGGACGGCAGCGGCGCATGTGGTCTCGGTGAATTTTACGTACCGGGTACGGGGACAGTAGCGGTATGGCTACCAGTAAAACGAATCCTGATGATCCCGACGGCGTGCAGTACGAGGGGACGCCGCTCGATCCACTGCAGCAGCAGTCGTCGTATCTGCCGACGGATCCGACGGCGAGTGCTGGGTATGCGGTCGCGCCGACGCAATCACCATCGGCTGATCAGACGACGGGGGGACCGGCACCGCTCGCACCGGGACAGCGCATTTCCTCATGGCAGGGTTATACGCCGGGCGGCGTTGAGGACGCCTGGGGGCAGTTCCTGCAGTCGAAGGGCTACAGCGGGCAGGCCGATCCGTACGGCTTCGGCGCCTGGGGATCAGCGGGTGCGGGTACGAATCTCGGGGCGCTGGCCAATGAGTTCAGCCAGCAGACCGGCATCAACGCGCGAGCGGTGGGGAACGACAAGATCGATTTTGGCGCGCAGGGTGGCGGCGTCCGCGATGTGATCAGAAATGTCGATCCGAGCGGCGCGGGCCAGTGGTGGATTTCTGGGGCTGGTGGAGGTGGCGGCGGCGCAGGTGGCGGCGGTGGTGGTGCAGCGGCGGCGACGCCGGTCGACACCGTGACGCCTGCGACGCCAGTCGATCCGAACAAGCTGGCCTTCGGGAACAGCATCCGCGATCAGATTCTGAAGCTACTGGGACAGGGGCCGGTCTCGGCGACGGATCCAGAGATTGCGCCGGCCATTAATGCGTACGACGTGCAATCGCAGCGAGCGTTGCAGCGGGAGCGGGACGCGAATGCGGAACGGTTGGCCGCGCAGGGGCTGGCGAGTTCCGGGGCGCTCGATGTGGCGAATCGGCAGGCGATGGAAACGGCCGGAGAGCGCGAGGCGGGGTTTGCCGGCAATGCGGTGATGCAGCAGGCGCTGGCGCGCCGGCAGCAGATTTCGCAGCTGCTGCAGGTCGGGGCGGGCGTGATGAACGCCGACGATCAGCGGGCGCTGCAGCTGCAGCTGGCGCAGATGGATGACGCGATTCGGCGGCTGGGCATCTCGACGCAGAATCAGCAGTTTTACGATCAGCTGGGACTGAATGCCGGGATGTTCCAGGCGAATCTTAATCGGCAGACCTTGCTGGATACCTTGTTTGGTGGGTGATGTATGGGGTTCTGGTCTGCGCTCGGGACGATCGGAGGACTCGCAGCGGCGCCATTTACTGGTGGCGCGTCGATCCCGCTGATGATGAGCATCGGCGGGGCGGCGGGCGGTCTGGCTGATGCGGCGACCAGTGGGGGCGGCGGCGGATCATCCTCGAATTTCTGGAAGGGGGTCGATCCCGGCGCGTTGTCGCAGTTACTGCTGGGTGCGTCGAGCGGTGCGGCACGGGGTCGTGTCGAACAGGGGCAGTACGAAAATGCGCGGGATGCACAGGCATTGCGGAACGCGCAATTCCAGGCGTCACTGCCCGCGCTCGGCGCGAATGAGGCGGTACGCGGATCGATTCTGCAGAACGCCCAGGATGTCGGGTTGAACATCGCGCCAGGGAGTCAGCTGGGCAGTCACTTGGTGAGCTTTACCGGTGGGACGCGGCCGTCGCTTTTGACGCCGGAAGCGCGAGCGGCCGGGCGGGCGCTCGTCTCGCACGGCGCGTCGATGGTCGAGGATCCGAGTAAGTTCGTGCCGGCACAGTCGAAGGCCATTGAACCGGGCTTTTGGTCGCAGGCGGCCGGCATCGGTGGGCTCGGGCTCGGCGCGCTCGATGCGATTACCGGTGGCGGCAGCCGCATCAAACAGATCATGGATCAGATTGGCCGTGGCGAGACGGCGAAGGCGCCGGCTCTCGGCGGGCCGAATAACACGTACGGAGATTTTCCGCCGACGGGGACGCCGATGGTGGGTGCTGGCCAGGGGAGTCCGGAGGATCCGTACGACGTGGGTGGTGGGCAGACGTGGGAACAGGCGCAGCTGCCCTCGGCTGATCCCGAGTGGTGGAACCGCATTCAGACCTAGAGCGTGACCTATGGGCATCATGGGGATTGGTGCGGCGGCTGGCGGCGGCCTGGATGCGCTGCAAAACATCATGGAACAGCGGCTGCGGCAGGCGCAGCTACTGCAGAGCGTGAAGGCGCAGCAGGATCAGCTGGCAGAAATGACGCGGGCGCACTATGCCGATGAGGCGAATCGGCAGCAGGCGATCCAGGATGCAGCAGAGAACCGGCGGCAAGCGTTGGCTGATCAGGCGGAGTATCGGCGGCAGCAGCTAGAGGATCGGGATTACGCGCAGCGGCAGAAAGAGTTAGATATCACGCCGGGTGGGACGTTTCTGACGCAGGAGCAAGCGGCACCTTACCAGCCGAAGGGCGGCCAGAATATCCGGCTGGAACCGGTGCCGGGGACACAGCCGTTGCAGCCGGGCGATCAAGGTCCGACGATGCCCGGTGGGTTCCGGGTGCGGCCAAGTCTGGGCGAGGAGAAGTTGCGATCGGCTGAGGACATCGCGGCGGAGCGGTCGCGCAGTTCAGCAGAAGTAGCGGCAGCGAATCGTGCGGCGCAGGATGCGCGAGCCGAAGCGGCGCGGGCAGTCTCGTGGGCAGGTTTGGGCTTGGCGAGAGAGAGGTTTCAGCAGCAAGTCAATCCGGCTGATGATCCGCGACTCCCGAATGCGGTCAAAAAGTATCTGGCGGAGATTCATAACAGAAATCCGACGGAGGCCAAAGGTCAAGAGGAATTAGGGAATGCGCTACAGGATGACTCGGAAGGTTCATTGACTCAGAGCCATCCAGGTCTCGATGCGGACAAAGCAGTCGGTGCGCTGAAACGGATGTATGCCCGCCCGGCTGGATCGAGTGTGATGGCCGATCTGTTCAATCAAATTGAGCAGGGGCAAGCGGTCCCATCGCACGAGGTCAAGGGTATTAAGCCTGCCACTCAAGCGGCTGCACCAGCGGCGCCTACCGTGGTCGCGGGTGTGACGTCGGTGCGTGATCAAGCGCGGCAAGCATTGGTGAATGCGCGGCAGGCGGCGCACGATAACCGGCCGGTGACGGACGCCGATGTCGACACGATTTTGGCGAGGCGTAGTGGAAGGCCGTAGGTGCCTGAGAATTTTGACCTGACGGGGCTTGTGCAACCTGGGGCGGTGCCAGCAGCGGCTGTGAAGCCAGCAGCGGCGGCGACGGGTGATCAATTCGATCTGTCTGGTCTCGTTGAACCGGCAGCAGACAAGCGCTCAGCTTTTGCCAAGGCCGTCGACTGGTCGCTGGAACCGATCGGACCGGCGAAGGCGCTATCTGAAGCGTCCTCGAATTGGTGGCAGCGGAATTTTGCCCAGCCGCGCGAAGGCGAAGGCGTGATGTCGTACCTCGGGCGGCGGGCGCTGGGTACCACAGCGGACCTTGCGGCGCAGGCCGTGGCGGGCATTGGTTCCCCGATGGGTCTGGCCACGTTGGGTAGTGAAGGTGCGGCAGCCGGATTAGCGCGGGCAGCTGGTAAAGCGGCGGCGCCGACGGTCGTGCGTGGGTTGACCACGGCGGCGCAAGCGGCACGCGGCGTCGGTGCGGCGAGTAGTGCCGCGTTTGGTGCGCG